CGGAGTTCGGGGTCGATGCGTCGGAGCGCCTTGATCGCTTCCTTAGCTCCTTCGACCTCGACGGCCATCTCTCCTCGATTCGTTGATGATGTGGATCGCCGTGACTAAGTCCTCGACGTCGAACTCGATGTTCGGGGGCCACCATCCGGTTTCGACTAGGAGTTCGGCGAGTCGTCTCCGGTAGGTGTCCCCTCGGTAGGGTTTACGGGGCCGTCTCCTACGACCTCGAGCTCTTCCAGTCGGCGGATGAAGTCGTCGAGGACGGCGGGGACGGTGATCTTGTGGGCCTTGGCGGCTTCGTGCGCCATGAAGGCTAGATCCTCGATTCCGATGCCGTTGGCGAGGTCGGAGGCCTTGCGCTTGAACTTGCGTTCCCATGCGACGATCGTGCCGAGTGTGGTTTCGACGTCGATCGGGCCTTCGCCGATGTCGTAGCGGATTTTCACCTTCATGTCGGAACTCCTTCGATTAGCTGGTGGCTCGAGCCCAAGTGCCGCCGACGAACGTGACGTCGATCGACGACAGTTCGGAGACGGAGGCGTTGATCGGCGTGTACGAGGGGAGGTAAGCGCCGGTAATCGTGTACGACGGGTTATCGACGCCGACGGTCGTCGATGCGGGCTTGAGGACGATCGTGGTGGTCGTGCCGACCAGTCCCTCGAGGGTGCCTTCCACTTCGGACGCTCCATAGCTCATGAAGAGCGTCAGGGTGACGTCGACGGTTTCAAGGCCTGCGGCGAACGAGTGGCCGGACGAGCCGAAGGCGGTCGTCTCCAGCTGGTCGTAGCCGACTGTCAGGACGGCCGACGTACACTGGTCGGAGAGGTCGACCGAGTTGACGGACACGTCCGGGTTGGATAGGTAGGTGGTGGTTGCCATTGGGGCTCCTTCTAGTTACGCCTGGAGGCGATTCGGATGGTGAGGTCGTAGCACGGAAGAACCTGGCCTCCTACATCGAGGGAGCCGGGTCGTCCGTCCGCTATGGGGAGCGTCGAGTTCATGAGAGCGTCGACGGCGGTCATGAGGTAGTCGGAGGCGTCCTGGTTGCCGGGTGGCGGCGCTAGGACTGACACTCGACAGGTGAGGTCTCCGACGTTGTATGTGAACGAGTTGAACGTCGGCGGCTCGATGTAGACAGTCATCGGCCGAACGTTCCTTGGGTCGGTGACGACCTTGTAGCCGAGGCCGGTGATCGTGGTCTTGAGAGCGGCGATCGCCTCGACGAAGATTCCGGAGGCTGGCATCAGGCGACCTGCGCACGGTTCACTCCGAGGAGCCGATGGACTTGGCCGAGACTGAGAATCGGCTGGCCTGCGCCCATGTCGGAGAATGAGGCATACGAGTCGACCGAGCCACGCTCCCTGTATTGGACGGCGGCCATCAGGATCGCTCCGAGCTTCACGTCTCTCGAGGGAACGGTTGTCAGGGAGTCGTCATAGCCTGCGGCCTTGCGACGGCGGTAGCACCAGTCGTTAGAGGCGTTGACACATGTCGTAAGGAAGGCCGTGTCGTTCGCGGTGGCGGAGTCGATGCCGAGCCATTCTTGCACGTCGGCGACGACGATCCACGAGCACTGCTGGCTCCATGTGATCGTTCCATACGGCGAGACGGCTTCACGGCCGACATCGTCTCCCGAGTTGAGGTAGATCACCTGGTTCGGGATGATGACGTCATAGTCGAAGTCGAGGTCGCCTTCGTCGGTGACGCCGAGGAATTCGTAGTTCTCGGTTGAGATGACGGTGACGGTGCCGTTGAATCCGGTTCCGGCGTCGGCGATCGTGATCGAGTTGCCGACTCCGATGTCGGTGTCCTCGAGGGTCTGAACTACGGCGACGTCGTCGAGACGCTGGTGATGCGTGATCGAATACGTAGCCATAGTTCAGACTCCTTGGGGGATTAGGCTCGGCCGACGAACTTCGTCGGGTCGATCATGAGGGTGGCGAAGTAGCCACGGAACTTGATGTATCGGCTGAGCGATCCGTCGGCAGCTTCGACGCTGATGGCGCCCTTGGACTGCTCGTAGATCTCGAAGCCGGTGCTGTCGCCGACGTAGAGGTTGTTTCCTCCGCCTGCGACGAGGTTCTTGTCGACGACGACCTGGAGTCCGAAGGCGGTGCCGTTGACCGATCCGGGTGTGAGCGATCCGAATGAGTTCATCGGGCCGACGGTCGGGAACAGCGGTCGGCCGTCCTGATCCTCGAGGGCTCCAAGTGCGCTGAAGTACAGCGGGTCCATGATGAGCACGTTCGGCAGGTTGCCGTTCGAGTTGGTGAGGATGTCCTTGGCGGCGGCGTAGACGAACGAGGCCCAGTCGCCAGCGTCGGTGGCCGAGGTGAGGGTGGCGGTCTGCGTGATACCGGCCTCGAACTGTGCGCAAGCGTAGGCGTCGGTCTGGTTGGCGTAGATGCGGGCCATGTCATCGATGATGAGGCCGAGCACCTCGGGTTGCGTCCAGTCCATGTCCTCCTCGGAGAGACGAACGTAGCCTCCGAAAACCTGCTTGGTGACCTGGTTGTCGGACACGACGAATGTGCCTTGATCGAGGGCGGTGTTTTCGCCGTTGCTGGCTCCGATGGTGGTGTGCGTGGTGACCTCGGGGCGACGGAAGATCTTGCCGCCGCCGGGCATGGCCTTGACACCCATGGCGTTGACGAGCGGACGCCAGTTCGGCAGATAGTTGTTGTACACGGCACCAACGATGGGCTCCGGCAGGATGCCGGGCGTGTCGGTTGTGACGACGTCAGGCGCCGCGGCCTTGATCTTGGCGTCGAATGCGGCGAATTCAGCTCCGCCCACGAGGGCCTTGCTGATCCATTCTGCGGCTGACGGAAACTGGAAGGGCTTCGCCGGTTGGGCGAACTGGATAGGGCCGGTCGGGACCGTAGCGGCCTCGACGAATTCGGGGGTTTCTGACATTGAGTCCTCCTCGGGCTCGGGGTATTGGGGTTCGGGTTCGTCTGCTTCGGGTTCCGGATCGGGTGCCGATGCGGCGACTGATGTGATTCGAGCTTCGTCGTAGGCGGGGACGGCGACGACGGAGAGCTCGTGGAATACGGCCGACTGGACTCGCATGACGCCGTCCTTGTCGAACGTGTAGTCGATGGGTTCCACGCCGACGCTCACGGCGTCGAGGGCTCCCATCTTGAGGAGCTCGAGCGCATCGTCTCCGGCTCGGGTGGATGCGATTCGAGCGGTGAACATCATCCCCTGGTCGGTCGAGGCTCGTTCGGTGACGAGGCCGATGACCTTGGAGAGATCGTGTGATTCGACGAGCTTCGGCGCTCGTCCATCTTCGGGGAGTGATCCTTCCTCGAAGAGGACTCGGGTGCCGAGGCTGTCGGTCGTGGCGACATTCCAGGGAACGGCGAGGCCGGTGATCGACCTCGACGGGGGTTGGTCGGGTGCGGCGGCGTCGATCGAGAGATCGGCGACGTGGAGGCGAATCATGCGGTGGCTCCTTGGGGTTGGGCGGCCGGTTCCTGGACGATCGCTTGCTCGGCTTCGCCGAAGATGTCCGAAGTGTCGAATTCGACGTGTCGGCCTCGAGGGATGATGTCGTCCATCGAGAGGCGTTCGGCGATCGCGGTGGCGTAGGGTTTCGCTCCCCAGATCCAGAGGTCGACTCGCTGTTCTTGGGCGTTGTTGTACGTCATTCCCGAGCTGGTGGGGGCGCCGACGAGGTAGGCGGGGATTCCGGCGAGGCGTGAGAGCTCCAGGGCGGAGTGTTGGCGGGCTTCGGTGAGTTGGAGCTTCTGCGGATCGGAGGAGAATTCGACGTACTTGACGGACGAGTTGAGAGCGCCGATCGCCGACTGTGAGCGGACGGACGACCAGGCGGAGGCAAGATCGGCGAGCTCTTCGCCGCTAAGGGGTTCGGAGCCGTCGGTCTGTTGGAGGTAGCCCATAGCGACTTCGGTGAGGGCGAATCGGCGGGCCGCTTGATCGAGACGGAGCGCGATGTCGATCGCACGTTGGCCGGTTTGGATGATCCCTTGATCCGGTGCGAGGAAGAACACCACGTTCCGAGGGTCGAGGTCGACGCCGTTGAATTGGACGGTCTGTGGCATGCCGAAGTATTGCGGCGGAGCGTTGTCCGGGGTTTGGATCGAGCCCATCGGGAGCCATTGGAATTTCGAGGGGAATCCGTTGGCATAGCGATCCCACACGTACCAGCAGGCGGCGCCGTAGAACATGAGGTCGCTCACGGTTTGCGCCATGATGAATTGGCGGGGGACTCGAGGATCGGGACGAGTCATCCACGATTCGCCCATGATGTAGATCTTCTCGTAGTCCTCGCCGTTCCATTGGAGCGTGTACTGCTTGAGGTCGAGGCCTCCGACCATTGTCGTAAGCATGGAACGGGCTCGGGAGATCGTCGGGAGGGACAGAGCTCGTTCCTCGGCCGTTCCGACTGAGTAGCCGAGGAACGAGCCGTTCTGTCCGGCCGCTCCTGCGGCGGCCTTCACGACCGCTACGGCGGCCGGTTGCTCGGTGCGACGGAAGATGCCCATTCCGTCGGGGATCCTCCCACAATGTGAGACGGAATTCTAGGATTTAGCGATTCCGACGGCGGCCCGCCGGTTCGGTGCCTTCTTGGAGGCCAGAGCGGCCGACCATACGAGGCATCGACAGAGCTCGATCGGGCCCGGCGACTTCTGCGACGAGAGGACAACGGTGCCGGACGTCTTGCCGAGGACAGCTCGAGCGACGTGCTCGGTTAGCTGGTTCTGGCCGGAGTGGACGAGCTTGCCTTCGAGAATCATGTTGCGGACGAGGCTCGTGTACTTGAGGAGTTCTCCGTAGCCGACGGTCTGCGTTCGACGGCGGTAGCGATCCGGGGTGTGGATGTCGAGGGTCGGGGTGACTCCGAATTGGACGGTGGCGTCCTCGAGGACTCGGTCGACTTCGATCCACATGGCGTCCTCGGTGTCGACGACGAATTCGACGGTGACGTGAACTCGGCCGTCGGGCCGGAGAGCGGCTCGGGTTCCCACATAGCGGGAATCGTCGACGGAGCTGTCGACTGTGAGGGTTCCGCCGGGAGGCATCGGATCGGCGGTCTGTTGGGATTCCCACACTCCGATCGGGAGCCACGCCGCCGACGAGGCGACCCATTGGTTGAGGTGAGCTCGGAGGAAGGCGGCTCGATCGGGGGATTCGGCGGCCGCCTCGAGGGCTTCGAGACGGACGGTGTGTCCAAGCGCCGGGTTTGCCCACGGCCACCATTCTCGTCCCCATCCGGAGCCGGGCGGCGGTGACCATTCGGCGAAGTAGAGCCGGGTCGGTCGGCCGGCGTCGATCGAGTGAATCGCTTGTTCCCTGATCTTGAGCATGGCCGTCGACGACTGGTCGCCGGCCGTTGACCACATGGAGAGCAGGGGAGAAGGGCGGGCGAGCATGGTTGGGCGGAGAGCGTCGAAGATGACGGTCGGGGCGATCTGCCAGAGTTCGTCGACGAGGACGAGATCGTTCGAGGCGCCGTGTTGGGAGCCGGTAGCGGCGACGACCTTGATCGTCGAGCCGTCCGGCATGATGAGCTGTTCTCGGCCGTAGCTCCAGAACGCTCGGCCTCCGAGCTCCTCAAGGATCGGAGCCAGTTGGCGGAACATGGCCGACGATCGGTCGAGCTTATTGGCGACCAGCATCACGGACTGAGCGTCGCCTCGAATCTTCGGCATCTCGCACGTCCACCAGCCAGCGAGCGCCATGAGGCCGACGCTCTTGCCTTGCTGTCGTCCGCACGTCACCAGAGACTCGGTGTGGCAGAGCTGGCCGTCGATGTGCTCGAGCTGGCCGTCGATAACAAGCTTCTGCCAATCCATGAGCTCCTTCTTGAGATGACGGGCCGCCCATTCCGCTACCAGGGGACCGAAAGTCTCGGTACTCCGACTCGGTGACACCAGCCTCGGCTCGATCCTCCCAACTAGCGGTAATTCCGTCGAATTCCGTCCAGATTCGTCCGAATCTCGACCTTCGGAGATAGAGCGCCTGA